TCACGCGGGCAGGAATTGATCGATTTTGCCGATTCCATCAAGCTTCCGCTTCTCCCTTGGCAGCGATGGGTCGCGATGGAAGCTCATCGCTATAAGGCCGATGGTCGCTGGGCGCACCCGCTCGTTACTGTCGTCGTAGCCCGCCAGAATGGTAAGACTACGCTTATGAAGATCCGCGCTCTGGCTGGTCTGTTCTTATGGCAGGACGGACTCCAGATCGGAACAGCTCATCGACTTACTACATCGCTGGAGACTTTCCGAGACATCGTTAACATCGTCGAAGAGAACGAACATCTAGCCAGACAAGTAAAGAGAATCCGCTGGGCGCATGGATCAGAAGAGATCGAGCTTAAATCCGAGTTCGGTGGCGGTCGGTACATGGTTAAAGCTGGCGGCTCAGCTGCTCGCGGTATATCCAAGCCCGAGACTGTCTTCGTAGACGAGACCCGAGAGCTTAAGGACGAGTCGACTTGGGCTTCTCTGCGCTATACCATGATGGCCGCTAAATCGCCGCAGCTCTGGACGCTATCGAATGCGGGAGATCAGCATTCCATCGTTCTTAATCAGCTGCGCGAGCGTGGAATGTCCGCAGCTAAAGGCGACGACATCGCTTACTATGAATGGTCATCTAATTACGAGAAGATCGACGATTCGCCCGCGTTCTGGAAAGGCGCGGCGATGGCTAACCCAGCACTCGGCCACACTATCCACATCGATAACATTCGGGCCGTTCTTAACGATCCGCCAGATGTCGTAAAGACGGAAGTCTTATGTCGCTGGGTCGCTACTATCTCAGCTGCTATCCCCGCCGAAGAATGGAATCAGTGTGGAGAAGAAGGCTTAGAACTTGATCCAGAGAAGACGACTTGGCTGGGTATCGATGTAAGTCCGAATCGTCGCGACGCTGCGTTAGTGGCTGCTCAACAGATCGACGACGAGAGATTCTTCGTAAAGCTCTTACACACTTGGCATAATCCGATTAACTTGGACGATAAAGCGATCGCGAACGACATCGCTCCCTATGTCAAACAGTATCCAGTCGAGACAGTGGCTTATTCTAAGAGAACGGCTTCGGCTATAGCTGCGCGATTAGTTCCCGCTGGGATTCCGATCTCAGACATCGACGGCGCACTGTATGGCCAAGCTTGCGACGAATTGTTAGGAGCGATCACATCGAAGAGATTACGACACGACCCGAAACAGACAGAACTCTCCAAGCAGATCTTATCAGCTGCGAGACTTCCGTTCGGAGATGGTGGCTGGACTATCGGGCGGAGAGCTTCACAGTCGACTGTCTGCGCGACGGTTGCGACTGCACTCGTCACTCATTACGCGACACGCCCGCCGATGGATCTTGACATCATGGTCGGATAGATGTAAAGGCTTCTCTAGAATTGCGGCATGGGATTATTCGATCTATTCGTTCCGACGGTTAAAGCTGCGTCCGCAGAAGCTTCGATCACCATAGAAGCAGCCGAGTCGCTTTACCCTGTAAACACTCTTAATTCTCTTGGCGGCTATTACATTATGGGTAATCAGACCGCTACTCGTACGGAAGCGATGGGCGTTCCAGCTTTAGCTCGCGCTAGGAACATAATCTGCACTACTTTAGGATCTTTCGAGATGCACACTCGCAACATCGCAACGGGCGAGAAAGTGCAACAGCCAAGAGTTATAAATCAGCCAGATCCGCGAATCGCTGGCTCTGCATTCTGGTCATGGTTAGCCGAGGACATTCTGTTCTATGGTTACGGATACGCGCGTGTAATGCAACGCTACGCCGACACTGGACGCATTCAGGCGATGGAAAGAATCGATCCTCTTCGCGTAACTGTTACGACTAACGGCAACGGAACAGAGATCGACGGTTACTCTGTCGATGGTTATCCAATCGATCCAAGCGAATTAGTCGTCTTTACTGGACTCGACGAAGGAATCTTAAATCGCGCTGGCCGCACTATCCGCGCAGCTTCGGCGTTAGAAAAAACAGCTTACGACTTCGCGATAAATCCTAATCCGCAGACGATCTTAAAGAACTCTGGCGTAGCACTTCCAAAAGATCGCGTAGCTGCACTCGTCGCAGCATTTAAGAATCGTACTTCTAAAGCTGTTACATTCTTAAACGGCGACGTATCGATCGAGACTGTCGGTTACGATCCTAAAAACTTACAGCTTAACGAAGCTCGCGGTTATTTAGCCCTGGAGTTATGTCGCGCTGCCGGTCTTCCAGCTTACTTCGCAAGTGCAGAGCCTAATAGCTTTACTTACTCGAATGCAGTTAGCGAACGTCGTTCGTTAGTAGATTATTCGCTGCGTCCTCTTATGACATGTATCGAGCAACGAATGAGCCTTAGTGATTTCACTCCACTAGGACAAGATGTTAAGTTCGATCTAGACGACTTCTTGCGTGGCAATCCAATGGAGCGCGCGCAAGTTTACGAAATACTTAATCGAATCGGCGCGATGTCGATCGAGGAAATCCGCGAAGAAGAGGATCTACTTCTATGAAAATCACTACACCAATGAACATAACAGCGGCAGACTCTAACTCTCGCACTATTAGCGGGCGTATCGTCGCATTCGAGGAAGCTGCTAACGCTTCTACTGGAAAGGTCGTCTTCGCAAAAGGTTCGATCGCTCCAGCTTCCGTAAAGTTAAACTTGGAACACGATCGCACTCGTCCAATCGGAAAGACTATGGACATGACACTAAACGAAGATTCGATCGACGCAGTTTTTAAGATTACGAACACTACAGCGGGAACGGACGCGCTTACCGAAGCGATGGACGGACTTCGCGATGGATTCTCTATCGAATTAGCTGTAGACGATTACATCATGCAGAAAGACGGAACTATGCGCGTTCTTGCTGGAGAATTAACTGGCGTCGCACTCGTTACAGAGCCAGCGGTTAGATCCGCGCGTGTAAGCGAAGTAGCTGCAACAGAAGGCGAAGAAGTCGCCCAAGAACTTTCCGATTCCACAGTGGAAGAGGAAGTAACACCAACAACAGAAGGAGACGAAGTGGACAACACCGTCACAAACGCGGAAACCGTCGAGACGGTCGAAGCTGCTCAGTCAACAACAGCCGCAGCGAAGCCAATCGTAGGCGGATCATTTACTAAGCCACGCTTGGAGTTCACAGCTGCCAAGTATGTCGAAAACACTATTCGCGCAGCGATGGGCGACGATCAAGCTCGCCAGTACGTTCTCGCAGCGGATAACACAACAGATAACGCGGGTCTAGTACCTACTCGCCAGATGGCAGAAGTAGTAAACGGATTATCTACATCTATCCGTCCATCTATCGACGCAATCTCTCGCGGAACTCTTCCAGATGCTGGAATGACTTTCGAAATCCCTAAGATTACCCAAGCTCCGACTGTTGCAGTAACAGCCGAAGAAGGAACTCCATCAGATACCGATCAGAACTCAGCTTTCATAACTGTAGACGTTAAGAAGTTCGCGGGACAGCAGACTTTCAGCGTAGAACTATTGGATCGTACTTCTCCAGCGTTCTTCGAGGAATTGATCCGAAACATGGCAGCAGCCAAGGCTAAGGCCGAAAATGCTTACGTTAACGGTCTTCTAATCTCAGGCTCATCAACAGACGCGACTACAGTCGCTACTTATCCAACAGCTACCGAGCTTCTTGGAATTGTATCTCGCGGAGCTGCTTCTGTTTACTCAGCTACAGCGGGACTCCCACGTCCTTTCGCGAAGTCTCTAATCGCTTCGACTGGTCAGTGGGCTAACCTAATGACTCTTAACGATAACGGTCGTCCTATCTACATGGCTTCACAGCCATCGAATGCGGGCGGCGTAGTTCGTCCAGATTCACTCGTCGGAACAGTAGCGGGCTTGGATCTATACGTCGATCCAACTAACGCGGGCGATGGAGACGGAACTCTTCTCGTCGTAAATCCAGACGCTTACACATGGTACGAAGGCCCTACTTTCCGCCTACGCGCGGACGTAATCGCTTCTGGCCAGATTACAGTCGGCTACTACGGTTACGGCGCACTAGCGACCAAGATCGCAGCTGGCGCATTTAAGAATAACAAGGCGTAATCCGAATAAATCGATCATCGCCTAGTTCGCTCCCGAGCTAGGCGAGCAGTAGAAGGGAAGGGCTAATGCCTAACATCATTACAGCTTCGCAGCTAAGATCCGTCTTAGGCGTTAGCTCTTCTCTCTACGACGATAATTACTTAAACGACATTATCGACACAGCCGAGCAAGCGATTCTCCCGCTGCTTATTCAGAACTCGACAGCTGTAATCGAGTACGAATTAAAAGATAACGTAGCGATCTTCTACACTCGACGCGTTCACACTTTCGTCGTAGGACAGTCGATCGTCGTAACTGGTCTTCCAGCTCCATTTACAGCCACTCACACTCTTACAGAAATTACAGACAGTTCGTTCTCCGCAGCTCTTACGAGCGCAGACGTAACTCGTCGGCAGATCATTCCAAACGGAACAGCAACTCTTAGCGGTTATTCAGCTGCGACTCTCTACGTCGGTAACTCGTCGATCGAGTCCGCTATCTACGCCGTATCTATCGAAGTCTTCCAATCTCGCACAGCTGCGGGCGGTCAGATCGAAGGACTGGACTTCGCTTCTTCGCCGTACCGAATGGGCCGCAGCTTGCTAAATCGTGTAATCGGACTTCTGGGTAATTACATCGATGTCGACACGATGGTCGGATAATGACAGCCAGCTCGAT